GTGGTGGTGCTGGAATGCAAACCGCACAAAGCCCTTGGGGAAATGTAAGATATAGCTACACTTAAAATTATGGCACTATTCGCAGGACAAGTACAAACTACACCATACCAAGCTCCAGACTACGGGCCTTCCGTAGCAGCTGCTAGGGAACTAGCCATGACTGGAGCGCAGGGGATGGCTGGAATGGTCTCCCAAGTAGGGGACTACTTCAAGCAACAGGGGGAGAAGAAGAAGCAGGTTAAAGCCGCATCAACTCAAATTGAGGCTGCTCTTAAACTCATGCCAGAACTTTCCCCAATCCTTGGAGATGTTGGTAATAGACTCAAGGACGAGGATGTATCATTGACAGACAGGTACGCAGACGCATCTATTGTTGGAGATCTTATCAAGAACAGCATGAGCGGACTTATGAGCCAGCAGATGATGAACCTTCGCCAGCAGAAGTTCTCCGCATCTCAAGGTGTCGGATCAGGAACAGGGGCGTATATAGTTAAGTAAAGAACAACACAATGGACTTTAATACATACTTAAAACAAGAACTTGGGTTTCAAGCGGGACAAACAATTCCTAATTCAAAAATCCCAGCACTAAAGGAAAAGTATAACAGGCTTATTCAAGACCAGAAAAAAACTGCAGCTCTCATTCAGGCCACAGTAAGTGAGTTCAATGTTAGGGCGGGTCAAGCAAAAGACCAAGGGTTTGTTGCTGATCAAGGTGTAATTGACTCCATCACTGGATTGCTTGCAACTGGTCAAGTGGACGAGGCTAGAAAGGTGTTTGATAATACAATGCCAAAAGAGCAAACTCAAACAGACATCAAGCTCAAAGAGGAGATGAAGCAAGCTGAAGCAACCGCCAAGCAAGCCACCAAGGAAAAGGGCAGGCTTCTTGGGACGCTAAACAAGTTTATTGATGAAGAGGGAGAGCCAACGAAAACGCTAAGCGATGCCACTGGATGGGGGGAGGGGCTTGCAACTGGTGTTGCAGATTGGATTGGAATGCCAGTCAATACCCCAGAAACGAGATCCAATCAAAAACAACTATCAAGGGTAATTGAAAAAGATTTGCTTGAGGCCACCAAGTACCTCAAACCAGTTTCAAATGACGAAATCGCAATGCTTCTTGAAAGAAGACCTGCAATTACTGACCCGCCAAAAATATGGTCAGATTATTTAGCGGAGTTGCGAGGTGTTATTAAAGAAGATGCAAATGTTGTTGAAATCCGACCTCCAGAAGCCAAGGACAAAACAACTGGCGGTTACAATAACTTTTTCAAAGGACTACCCAAATAATAGGTCGCAATGCCATTCAATGTACCAAAAGAAGACCAACCAAAATTCAGTAAAAATGTTAGGGGTGCGATCAATCTCCTATCATCTGAAGTAACTGGAATCCTTGGTCAAACTGAGCTTGAAACAAGCGATACGCTGTATGAGGCTTACAACCAACCAATTGCTGTTGGTGAGGAGGCACAAGCTCCAGACATTGTAGGGGCATATGAACAGGTAAGGCAACAGGAGCCTGCCGACATGGTATCTATAGACCCTCAGGCCGAGGCTAGGCGCATTGAGGTTGATTCTTTAAGAATGCCAGATGGAAACATTTACCGAAACGCTAACGAGTTGTTTTCGGAGCCACTTACTGCAACTAGAGCAAAAGCTATTGGTTTGGTTGACGCTGAAGGCAACGCCACACCTCGCGGAGAGCTTTTCTTCAACCTAAAGGAGTCCGGGCTTTTTAACGAAGACGGGACGATGACTAAAAAGGGTCAGGCTTATTCCATGTCGGAGCGTGACCTTGAGAACGAAGCAAATCTAGATGCATTCACAACACTTTGGGATGACGAGGCCATTCGCCCAAGTGCCACTTTTGATGAGCAACTTGAAAATGCGGCTAGTTTATTGGGTAATGTATTTGGTGGATTCACAGACTTGATGCAGACATTTGGGAAATCTATAAACCCCAAAAATGCTTTTGATGTCATTACCAGAACCCCCAAAGGCAAAAAGCTTGAGGCTGAGTTCCAGACGAACCAACTCGCAGCCATTGAAAAAATAATAACCAATTTTGCCAACCTTGGAAGTATTGCTGATGTGGGACAGGCTGCAATTGCCGACACCGTTCAGGCAGGGGATGTGGCTATGGTTGGGCCGGGTGGCGTACCAATGTACACACAAAGTGTTGAGGCACTGAAACAACAAAACGCAGATGCCGAACGAGATTTGTATGCCGCTCGCCAGAGGCAATGGAAACAGAATCGAGACATTCAAAGCTTTGAGGTTGGACAGATTGCCGAGACCGTGCTTGGTCTTGATGGTGCGGTTAATATGGCACAAGAGGCTAAGAACACTCTTGGAGCAGATGAGTTCAATAAGAGATATGCGGGTGTAGGAGCTTTTTCTGAACTTGCATTTGATCCAATCAACTTAATCCCAGCAAGTGTTGCGTTCAAGGTAGCAGGTTCTGTTCCGCTGGCATCACGCTTGGAGCTTGGCGCACAAAAAATACTTGGAAAGGTGGCACAAACAGAATCTGCATTGGCAGATGTTCAAGCTGTTGTGCAGGCTGGAAATGCAGTTCTAAAGAAGGAAGCATTGTTTGTACCGAGATACCAACAACTTTTTAAGAACATGTCAGCTAGGTCTGCTGGAAATCCAGAGCTAATGGTAAAAGCTAATGAGGCACTGGACGCTGCCACAAAAATCACAGCTAGTGCCGACGAGGTTCGTGCCGCCATGCCAACCGCAATGGGTACGCTGGAGGAGTTGACCGCAAAGCGCAACAGTTTGGCAACTCGCATCCCAGAGGCGTATGCCCAGAAGGTCATGCAGACCACAGAGCTTGGGCGCAGGATTCAATCCGCCCCAGCAAGGACAATGAGTTCCATCTTGGAACGCACTGGCGAGACGCTCACCAAGGTTGACGATGCTGTGACAGGCTACCTCAAGGATCGAGGGCTGGATCAAGCGTACAACGCGGCACTGGGGGCTTCTGGTGTTGTTGGACTTGCTGGAAACCCGCTGGTTGGGGCGGTTGGTATTACTGGTGCCGCACTCAAGACTGGCAAGTTCCTCTCCGAGTACGGAAAGATTTTACGCTATGTGGGCAAGGAAATGGAAAATGCGCGTGGTCAGATTCCATTCTGGAAGCGTGTGGCTGCACACACGGCACCGGGATCTCTTGGTCGTGGTATTGCCCACACATTTAATATCTTTGAGCTTGGTGGTGCGACATCTGACATCATCCGCAGAACTGGTCGTGGTATAGCCGCAGCGTATCCCGTAGACCTCATGTTTGAGTGGCTTTCGGATGGTGCTGACATGCGCCCTGAAACCATGACCCGTGCGGCGGCTGAATCACTGGTTATTGGTGGATCATTTGCAGCAGGTGGTGGAGCGTTCATGGGAACCAAGAAGCGCATGCGCGAGCTTGCTATCGGTGATGAGATTAACTTCAGGCGCAACCTAACTGACACCAAACAGAAGGCATTGTACGAGGCGTTGCCTCCGGGGGTTCGCAGGTCGATGGCAACTTACTCCATTGCCAACCCGACTCTAAACTACAATTTCAGCGACACCGCAAATAGTCAGTATCTTCCAAGCACAAACACTGCTATTATTAACATCAACTCTACCAACCCGTTGAAGGCATTGGTGGCGCACGAAACACTCCACCACACTCTTATCAAGAACAACATGGAGGGTGGCATCGCCGCGCTATTCTTGGGTGATATAAAGACAAATGCAGCTGGTGGTCTATTTAGGTCAAAGGATGGCAAGCTAGACCCTGAATTTGAAAGCTTTTCAAATGCTTATTATAAGCGTTTGCGTGATGGTGGAATGACCGATGCTGAAATAAGAACTGAATATGGGTTAGACAAGGTTGCAGTTGAGTATTTTATTGAGCAACACGCAGACCAGTACTCCCAAATGGCGGAGACTGGTGAGCTTGGTGCGCTTGCCGCCCGTGGTGAAGTTCGCAAAAAGCTTGGATCGGTGCTGGAGACAATCCTGCCCAAGATCCCCGTCCTGCGTGACCTCCACATCAAGAGCGGTGGCATGATCGACAAAGATGGCGCATGGGTAAAGGGCAACGGCATTCTTGGTGATGACAAAATCAGACAGAACCCAATTGCCAACAGAATATTCCGAGAGATGAATAGGCGCAGTTCGGGCATGATGCCGGGGCAATTTGAGCCACTCTTTAGCGACAAGGAAGGATCTGGCGCACCACTGCTATTTGATCCTACCAATGAAATTGATCAAGAGTTGATGCATCCGTTTATTAAAATGGATGATAATAATAAACCAATTTTAAAAGACGGGAAACCAGTCTTCATTGACAAATCAGTGGACATCGACCGGGCTATGGCTGGTCTGACTGCTTTGGAGTTAATGCGTAAGCGTCGAGAGTCCAACTATGTCCCAGAGAAGGGTGAGGCGTATGTGGACGACGATGGCGAGCTGCAACCCGGTTGGTTGTCAGATGCTGTGCTGACGGAGATGTTAGCCAAGCACAAGTTCAACAACGAGCAGAAGCGGATGATTCGCCAGACCAACAAGCTTATCAAGCAGGGTGATGGTCAGCGCATGGTGATGATCAACTTCCCTGCAACCACCCGCCTAAAGTCTGGCAAGGTGGTCTACGCTCCGCAGAAGGCAGCTATTCGTGACGCTGTGCCAGTGGCGATGACAATCTCCAAGGATGGAAATATCCTGTACGGACTCATGTCCGTGACCAAGCTGCAGGAAAACATCAAGAAACGCTCACAGGACAGGCGCGGCAAGAAGCTGTATGGTGGCAATGTGGATTTGATCCTGCGAGACACGCAGGCGATGATGGACTTCCACAAGAAGGGCGAGGATAGCATCAACTATTTTAACGAAAAGTATGGGGTGGTCGAGGGTGACCAGCGCAAGAAGTTCATCAACACCATGTTCGGCCTGCTCAACAAGAAGGAGCAGGCAGTCCTCAACCCCATGCTTCTGGAGGATGGCATTAAGAGCAAGGACAATGTCTACCGCACCTACCGCGCAGATCGCGTTAGCAAGGCAGTCCCAATGGCCCCAGAGGAATACGCAGCAATGCCGTTTAGCTACGAGGCAGTAAGCCAAGTCCGCATGCCAGAAGCACAGCGAGCGATGCCAGAGGGTGAGCAGACCCCAACCCGCTTCATGCCAGAGGGCGTGGACGAGGACAGGTTCTACTCCCAGCTGGATCGCGTCATCACCGACAAGGTTCCCACCCGCGCCACAGCGCAGCAGATCATGGCCACCATCGACCCGACACGGGGAAGCGGAGTGAAGGCAGACGAGATCAAGTGGAGCGGCATAGAGCAGGCACTAGCGAGTCTGGAGAAGGACGGCAAGGTGTCCAAGGAGGATCTGCTTAACTACCTTCGTAACGAGGGAATGGTTAGGTTTGAGGAGGTGACGCTAGGCGCGGCTCCAAGTGTATATCAAGAAAACGGACGCTGGTATGTAAAGGGTCAAGAAAACTTGGGTTATAGCGACTCGAAAGAACAGGCAGAAGAATTGGCATCAAGACCGGATGTTATCGAAACTGCGGCAGCACCCAAATTCTCCCAATATGTCCTCCCCGGCGGCGAGAACTACCGCGAGGTGGTGCTGGCGATGCCTCTCACGGATAAAGGGCAGATCACGAAGCTCCCCGAAGGGTATTCTCTGCGCCCACGTCTCGGAGGAAAGTGGGGGGTGTTCTCCCCCGACAATCGACTCCTTGTTGAAGGATCGTCCGAGCAAGACGCAACAGACAAAGGTGTCGCGTATCTTGAAAAGGATCGTCTCCGCTTCCCCGGAACAGGGGCGAAATCCGAATACACCTCCTCCCACTTCCCCGACATCCCCAACTATGTCGCCCACATGCGTACAAATGAGCGCACGCTGGACGATGGTAGCGAGGGGTTGTTCGTGGAGGAGTTCCAGTCTGACAGGCATCAGGAGGGAAGGAAGAAGGGGTATCGTGGGGATAAAGTCGCACAAAAACTAGAAGACCTAGACATTGAGCAGTTGAGGGATATTTTGCGAACTGCTGACCCTAACGGAATGTGGTCAGACTCTGAGCGTGAAAATGAAGGATTTAATCCGCTTACTAAAATTGAAGCACTTGATCAAATCAAAGAGTTTCAAAAAGACGATCCCAGCTTTGATGTTGAGTCATTCTTGAGAGCAAAATCAAATGTTGATGGTGTTGCAGACGCACCCTTCCGCACCACTTGGCCCATCCAACTCTTCAAACGCGCACTGCGTGATGCGGTGGATGGTGGCAAGGACTGGGTTGGTTGGACGACTGGTGAGACGCAGGCTGAAAGGTTTGATTTGAGCAAGCAAGTGGATGCCGTGGAAATCTTCAAGCGTGATACTGGTAATTGGGGTGTAATAGCTACCAAGAATGGTAATCGCGTGCTTTCTAGGGAGGCAACTACCACTCAACTTCCAGACTTGATTGGCAAAGAATTGGCTGAAAAAGCAGTAAGTGATGGTGGAGGCACATACAAAGGCGATGACCTAAAGGTGGGCGGCAGCGGCATGCGTGGCTTCTACGACAACATGCTCCCGAAAGAGGTTGGCAAGTATGTCAAGCAGTTCGGCGGCAAGGTCGAGAAGGCAGACATGACGCAATCCGTGGAAGCCGACATCATGAGCGGTGAGGAAGCAGAGACTGGCAGCGTTCCAATCTGGAAGGTAAACATCACCCCAGAGATGCGGAAGATTTCGCAGACTGGTCAGATGCGCTTCATGCCAGAGAAACTAGACTCCGACTACATGAAAGCTGTGGAGTCTGGTGATGTGGAGGCACAGCAGAGGATGGTGGATGAGGCTGCGAAGCAGGCTGGGTATAGACAAGGAGTTTTATGGCATGGATCAAGAGGTAAAAAATTTACGGTTTTTGATGAAACTAAAGGAGATAGACTGCCTTGGATGGAGGGTCATGTAGGTCATTATTTCTCACCAGATAAAAACATTGCTAGTGCAATGGGTAGTAATGTTTTAGGTGCTTATCTTAAAATGGATAATCCATTGATTCTTGATGCTGGTGATTATTCTTATTCTGCAATTACACCAGCACGCAAAAAAGAGATTCAAAAACAAGGGTATGATTCAGTAATTGGAACCCCGCAAACTAACGCTGGGAAACAAGAATTTATTGTATTTGATTCCAACCAAATCAAATCCGCAGACCCCATCACCCGCGACGATTCTGGCAATGTCATCCCGTTGAGCAAGCGGTTTGATGTGGGGAGTAAGGATATTCGGTATATGCCTGAGGGTGATGTGCCAACAAAAAAACCACTATCACGAACTGACACCATTCCAGACATTGACTCAACTGTAATTAACTTTGAAGCAAATGAAGGAGAATTTGATTATAGTAAACCAGCCAAGGTTTATATCCAGCACCCAAATGGGGAAAGAATGTATTTTAACTATGACCCAGCATATCTCGTGAGGCCGGAGTTTAAAGATTTACGCAAAACGCTTGCTGGAAAAAATGTTATTATCCTAGAAGCTGACAGGATGAGAGCAACTGGTGGAGACATGGGTGGCCCAATGCATCCATTCTTGCGGTCAAATCAAGTATCAGTTGTAGGCCCTGACGGGAAAAAATACAAAGCCATTTGGGCTAATATGACATCTGCATTCGTTACTGGTACGAAAAACAGATGGTTTAACGATAATGCCGAATATGCACTGATCCACATTATGGATTCTACGGCTCACGCATCCAATAAGCGCATAGCTAGAACAATGCAAGATGCATGGAATCGCGCAAATCTATCCGAAAAAGACCAAAGAATAATCTCTGTGGCAATGCAGGCTGCTATTACAGCTCAACAAAAAAGCTCAATTAGCACAAAAATCACACAGTTAAAAAACAAACTAAAAGACGGAGAATACACAAAGTTAGAGTTAGCTGAAGTTGAAAAAGATATTCAATTAATGATTTCTAATCGTGATGCTTTGTCATGGACTGGTATTGATGCTGAAATTGCCAAATTAATTTCAAAAATCAAAACAGCCCAAACGCGGTTTGATAACAACAATGGAAAACAAGCTGCAATCGACAAAGCAAAAAAACAACTCGACGATTACCTAAATGATAAACCAGAGCATTCCAGAGCATTTAATAATCTTAGTGAGAAAGCATCTTCATTTGCAATTATAGACAACATTGGAAAAACATTCCAATCAAGAGGTGCTGCCATTAAGGGGCTTGTTGGTATTACAGCTGGATCATTCAACCCAACTGACATACTCAGGAAAACTGAAGACTTTGTTGGTGGTGAAAACATGGATATTGTCGGAGCAGTTCAATTGTCAAAAAACAAAGATATTTTTGCTGTTTATTTTGGAAGTGATCCAAAAGAAGAAGCCGCAATGTCACCACAAGAAAAAGAAGTCCGTGACAAACTGAGAGCTGACCCAAATTTCGTTGAACACGAAGCTTTTGATTGGATGATGCTTGGCCCGGACAATGCTGACAATTTCCTTTCAGAGTCAACATTGAAGCCAGAAGAATTATTCCCAAATTATAGATCTCAACATCCAAAAGCCAGCGTAAAGGAAGGATCGGATGAGACAGTTCTTGGTGCGATGAAAAAATACGCAGCTATTCCGCTAAAGGTTGTTGATTACACCAAAGCTCAGTTGAGCCAAATATCTAAAAATCGCCAATTGCGGTTGAAACAACAAAAAGCTAAAGAGGCTAAAAACAAAGAGATTCAAGGTCTAAATGCAAAGGTGAAAGCAAGGCAAAAAAGAATCGAAACGCTTACAACTTCCATGAAAAATGCTGTTGACGAAAAGACTGCAAATGAAATAAAAAACACAATCAAAGGTGTGCAAGGAGAGAAAAATACTCTTGCACAACAAATCGCAAGCCTGCAGACTATTCGCTGAACCCAATCCTTGAAACATGCCTAAATTATACGCCGTAACCATTGAGGATGCCGAAAACAATCCAAGAGAAGTAAATCTTTGGAGAAACATTATGAAGTACGAGATGCTCGATCTTCCAGACGGTATTGTTTTGGCAGTGCCACCAAATGCAACAGAGGACATTAAAATTGCCGCGCAAGAAGCACAAAATGGAAACTACAACTCATTGATGCACGCTACAGGATATTCTGAAGGATACGATGTGAGTGACGAAATGTAACCACTACCATGAGCGAGAAACTAACCGCAGAACCAGATCAGGAATGGTTCGCAGAGGTGATGCGTCGAGCCGAGGAACACGGCAACAGGCAGCGTGTGGAGTTCTGGAACCCACAGGCGGCGGCAAAGTGCCTCTGGCTGCTCGCACAGGGCAAGAGCATTAAGTCCACCTCCGAGATCACCGGGCTTGCCCGTGACACCGTGCGGTCGCTCATGTGGCGGCACAGCGACACTCTGGAGACAAAGCGTAAGGAGTTCTCGCAGAAATATGCGATGGCGGCGGAGACCTACACCGACCTGCTGTTCGCAAAGGCAGACCAGTTGTCCGACGATCCCGAACAACTCAAGAACATTTCCCCCGACCGACTGGCGATCACCGTGGGTGTCCTCACGGACAAGTCCATGCAGCTCTCTGGCATGGCTACTGCGGTCGTGGAACACAGGCAAGGTGCGAGTATCGACGATGCCGCAAAGATGATCGCAGAGGCTAAATCTCGCATCGCCAGCAAGGTGAAGGCGCAGGCAGTCGAGGCTGAAATTGTCGCATGATACCAGAACCACAATCCAAGTTTGCAGATTGTCTGTCAGACTGTGATAAGCTTTTTCGCCACTATGTTATTGAGCATGATGGAGTCAAACACAAGTGCCACACGCTGTGCTACGCCTCATACTTAGCCGAGAAGTTCAACGCTAAGATTTGGAATGTGGTGCTGGAGAAGCACATGAAGCCATTTATCGGAATTTGCCAATACTGCCAGAACCGCAAGAAACACCGCGAGATTCACCTTGTGGGTGGAAACCGTGGGTCATTCCCACCAGAGGACGACACTTTTGCGTGTGATGATTGTGACAGCGTATATCACATCAAGGACATTCTCATGGAAACTGGATCGTACAAGACAACATGAAGTGGCGCACCCACCAGATCCTTTCCCCGCCGACCGATGAGGAGATTGCCCTCATGGAGCCAGAGGAGCTTATTGCTCTGCACAGGGTATATCACGAAGCCGTAGACAACGCTGAACGCGACCCGTACCGCTTTGGCTTCCGACTCCCCCACTGGGCGAAGGCAGAGGATCAGCTACAGGAGGTAAACGAGATTGTGGCACTAGGTGGCAACCGCAGCGGCAAGACGCAGTGGGGTGCATTCTCCGTGGTGCGTGCGGCTATAGAGAACCCCAACGCCGAGATCATGTGCTTCGCGCAGACCTCAGAGGTGAGCATCAGACAGCAGCAGAGTGCCGTGTGGGACTGGTTGCCAGCAGAGCTACGCACGAAGCAGACATCATCCGGGACATACATCAGCTACACGAAGAAAAACGGATTTACCGACTCCTCGCTCATCCTACCCAATGGCTCCCAGATCATCTTCAAGACCTACTCCCAGTATCAGAACAACCCAACCATCCTTGAGGGAGCGGAGCTGGGTTCTAGGTCTCCTAATTGGCATAACGTGGGGGTTTGGCTGGATGAGTATCTGCTTGGCCCTGAGTTGATCAACACCCTGCGGTTCCGACTAGCGACCCGCAACGCAAAGCTACTGCTGACCTTCACTCCGATTGACGGGTACACGGAGGTCATCAAGGAGTACCTAGACGGAGCAACCAGCGTAGAAAGCCGCGAGGCCGAGCTGCTAAATGGTGAGCTAGTCCCCTATGTCCAGAGGAGCAAGAAGCGCAATGCCTCCGTGCATTACTTCCACTCGCAGGACAACCCTTTCGGTGGCTACGAGCGGATTAAGGAGACTCTGGTTGGTCGTCCTAGGGAGGAGATCCTAATTCGTGCGTACGGGGTTCCAGTCAAGTCCCACGCCACCAAATTTCCCAAGTTCAACAAGGAGGTTAATGTGGTTAGCCCGGACAAGATTCCGACTAGTAACATCACCCGTTACCATGTCATTGACCCCGCAGGAGCTAAAAATTGGTTCATGTGCTGGATTGCCGTGGACGCGAGTGGAACCTTTTGGGTCTACAGGGAATGGCCGGGCGTGGATGTCGGAGACTGGGCCGAATGGCGCGGAGGCAAGTGGGTGGCTGGAGATGGGGCCAAGGGGCAGGGTTACGGAATCAATGACTATGTTGACCTGATTGCCGAGCTGGAGGACGAGGAGGAGATCATGGAGCGACTTATTGACCCTCGCCTTGGGGCGGCAAAGTACCAAGCTGCTGACGGGGCCTCTAGCATCATAGAGGACTTGAATGACGCTGGAATCGTTTGCATACCCGCGCCGGGTCTAGAGATCGACGATGGACTGCAAGCACTTATCGGCAAGATGTCGTGGGATACCACCAAGCCTTCAGACTCAATCAACCGACCGCACTTCTACATTTCCGAGGAATGCGAGAATATCATCCAAGCCCTGTCCGAGTACACGGGTGATGGTGGTCTAAAGGAGGCATGGAAAGACCCTATTGACGTGCTGCGGTATGCTGCAATCTCTGGTATTGACCATGTGGATGGGTCACATATATCTGTAACCATACAAGGAGCAGGAGGATACTAATGACCAACGAAGACCAAACAGAGGCTTTTAACGATGCGCTGGATGCCGCCATCGACCGATTCACGCAGGAATTTGACCTGACCTATGCATCCGTCATTGGCGTACTGTCCATGAAGGTCATCGAACTAACCCT